TTTTTCATGGGCGCTGAGAGGCGTCTATTTTTCGTGGGGTAATTACATTGGATAAGGATATAAGAGGGGAGTGTAAACCTGATATATAAAAATCGCTTCATCTGTATATAGATATACTATAAGATATATTGGCTGTAAGTCAGTCAGAAAGCAGGTTGCAAGATATGAATGAAATTATGCATGGAACACTGACGGAAAATAACATATATAATCCTACACCAGCGGAGTTGAAATTACTAGAAGTATTGCTGATGCCTGACAATGCAAAGTTAAACGTTACAGAAAAATGTGATCTAGCTGGCATAAGTCGTACAACTTACTATGAATTAATGAAAAAGCCTGAATTTATGCGGCTTTGTAAGGATACGGCTCTTGATTTGGTTAAGTCTGAGATTATGTCGCTTATGCAGATCGGTATAAAAGAGGCTAAGGATGGCAGCTTTCAGCATTGGAAAATACTGTTAGAAATGATAGGCTTACATACAGACAGGCAAGATGTCCAGGTCAATATGACCTTTGAGCAGCTACTAAAAAACGCCCTTGGGTCAGGTGAATAATTGTGTTTATTTAGAGTATACCGTAAGTAAAAAGCCGTAATTATACAACAATATGTTTGTTACAAGTTAAATTATTAATTAATAAATAAATGTTGCATAACATCTTGACTTTAAACAAATAAAATAGTAGAATGGGGGTATCTTATGAACGAAAGTCGGGTGTTGAATATGAACATTGCTTACGTAAGGGTATCAACAGTTGAACAGAATGAGGATCGCCAGATTGAAGCACTTAAAGGATTTAACATTGAAAAATGGTTTACTGAAAAAATAAGCGCAAAAGACACTAATAGACCGCAATTTCAACAAATGCTTGAATTCGCCAGAGAGGGCGACACAATACTTATAAAAGACTTTAGCAGAATAGCCAGGAGCACAAAAGATTTACTTGCTATAGTTGAACTGCTTGGAAAGAAAAAAATCAAACTTGTGTCATTGCAGGAACAACTTGACACCGGTACGCCTACAGGAAAACTTATGCTTACCATGATTGGCGCTATGAATGAATTTGAAAGAAATAACCTGCTTGAACGTCAGCGCGAGGGTATTGCGATAGCGAAAACAAAAGGCAAGTACAAAGGCCGCAAAAAGATAACATTCCCAGTGGGATGGCAAGAAACATATGATAAGTGGAAACATCGTGAAATAACCGGGGCAGAAGCGATGAAAACATTAAAACTGAAACGGAACACTTTTTACAAATTAATTAAAGAACAAGAGGAAAGCTGAAAGGCTTTCTTTTTTTTGTTGAAAGGGAGTGATCTAATAATTTCACCTCAAATCTGCGGTGCTGAAAGTTGGGGTTCAATAGCGGTCAAAGACGTAATAGTATATTACATTATACGTGTTTGACCCGAGTTTTTCCGCAAACGTAGATATATGTAAGGCACAAGCCAATTTTAAAGTGACCCAAAAAGGTGCAGGATTTTAGAAAATTGCACCCAAAAAGGTCACTTTTACATTAAGCATTTGAGGTGATAGCATGAGTAATTATTTTAAAAAAACAGACATAATTGATGGAAATGGAGAACTAGTAGGGCGAAAAGTAACACCCTTTTACAATCCCTTTAAAGATGGGAGGGGATACAATTTTAAATATAAATCAATAAACATTAAAACTTATTTAGACATACCGTTGCCCGAGTGTTTTAATGACTCGGAGGTAGGCAAAATATACCGTTTAAGCCGATGCATTTATTCAGACAGTAATTTACTTGCGAAACGTAATCACAGCGAAATAAGCCCATATACAAAGGCTGATGTGCAGGATATAGTTGGATTATACAGGACAAAATTTAATCCGTTTTGGGGCAAAGTCATAAGTAACAAGGTTATAAAATCCATACAGATAGACAGACAGCATTATTTTTGTTTCAATCCGCTATATTTTAACTCAACACTTTATTTGCCGTTATATCTTTACATAGCATTTCAAAACGAACTCAGAGATCATCTACCAACTTGGGTAATAGACAAATATCTGGATATGCAAGGGGAATTTAACCAAATTCCAAAAGCTGAATGATTTTGGCATAAGCAGCCCGGTTAGACTGTAGGACAAGTTCACCTCACGCCTGTCCTTTTTTAATGCCCTTTTAATTATTACATTTCCCCCAATACCGCAGCTTAAAAGTTATCGGTTTTTGTGAAGTCTGAATGCTTCTGGCGGTATATGGGGATTAAATTTTCCACAGTAAGACCATGGTTGTGACCTTATCGGTGTAGCAGACGTGCCGCAACCATGGCTATGGATTAAAGGAGTGATAATATGCCACTTAAAAAAGGTTCATCCAAAAAGACAATAAGCAAGAACATATCCAAACTGATGCATAGCGGCAGACCACAGAATCAGGCCATTGCAATCGCTATGGATACTGCAAATAAGAACAAAAAGAAGAAAAATTAAGGAGTATACCATGCTAATACTTATCTATATCATTCTACTAGCCATAGCCTTGTTTCTCAACTATGCAGTGCACAAAAATGATCCAGAAGATTAAATTTAAAGGAGTAAAGCCATGTATAGAATCCAACTTAGTAAGCCTTCTTACCTTCCCTACATCGATGAGGTACTATCTGCCACAGGAAAAGTATTGTGTTCCGGGCATATCGCAATGGGCGAGGTTACGGAAGAATTTGAACAACGTATAGCTGAATACTGCGGTACAAAATATGCTATAGCAGTCAGTTCCGGCACAGCTGGACTATTCCTTTGCCTTAAGGCGTGCGGCATAGGACCTGGTGATGAAGTTATAACTACGCCATATACTTTTATTGCTACAGTATTTGCTATTCAGCAGGCTGGAGCAAAGCCGATATTCTGTGATGTTGACCGCCAAACATACAACCTTAGTGTGCCATCATTAATACGAACCAAATTGAGCGACAAAGTAAAAGTAATAATGCCCGTGGATATACTGGGACTACCTTTTGATACATCAAGAGTCACAGGTTTGCCTATCATCCTAGATTCATGCGAAAGCTTAGGCAATCACACCAACAGACCATTTACAGCACAGGTATTTGGACTATATCCGAACAAATTAGTTACAACAGGTGAAGGCGGACTTATCTGTACTAACAGCAAAGCCGCAGCTGATTATTGCAGAGCGTACCGCAATCAGGGCAGATGTCCCAGAGATACATGGCTCGATTCAAGTCAGGATGGCTTTAACTATCGCATGACAGATTTGCAGGCTGCAACAGGTATAGTTCAGATGAATCACATTGACGACATAATAGAACGGCGGAAACGAGTTATACAGCGTTATAATAACAATGGAATATATCTAAGCCAGAGGATTGATACAGAAAAGTACAATCCTTTTGTTTTTGTCATTGAGTGTGACAGCAGGGATAAAGTAATGAAGTATTTACTGGATAATGGTATTGAATCACGCGCATATTTTCCATCTGTTCACTTAATGAAATGTATGAAAGGGTATAAGCCGGGTGATTTTCCTGTATCTGAGGAGATTAGTAGGAGAACGCTTGCTATACCCTATTATGCTGATATGTCAGTGGATGATGTGGACTATGTGAGCAAGCGTTTATTGGAGGTAATGAAATGAAAAATGAAAGAGGGCAGTTTGTAAAAAAAACCAATAGAATGGAAAGAGGAATCATGCCAATATCCCGAATTGGGTAACTGCTTTATATGCACAAGCCATTCCAAAAGCAAATCAGGACATATAATATATCGGTGGAATGGTCAAGCAAACCGTATGAGCAGATATTTATATACTCAATTGTTTGGCGAAATACCACCTAAAATGCAAATTTGCCACAAATGCGATAATCCCGCCTGTATAAATCCTGAACATTTTTTCTTAGGAACAATTCAGGACAATATGAAGGACATGGTAAATAAAAATCGTCAAGCAAAGGGTATTAAAAAGTGGAGTTCTAAGCTTACAGAACAACAAGCTTACGAAATACTAGAAGATAATAGACCAAGAAAAGAAATACAGAAGCATTATGGAGTTTCAAAATCATGTATACAAGGCATTAAAAGCGGAAGAAAGTGGAGATATTTGCAGGAGGTAATATGAAAAGAATTTGCATTATCACAACGGGCAGATGGGATATTTCATATTTATACTGGATAATGAAAGACCTAGAAGCTAGTACAAATGAACTTTCTATCATATGCCCTTTAAACCACCATGAATTTAATACCATTTTAACCGAATTTGAACGCATATATCCGACTAAACCAGTAACATCAATCAAAGACTACGGACAATTTTACTCAGACTGCCTAAAAATAATGTCTGATACGCACTTTGACATTGTGGTTCTTGTAGGAGATCGCTTTGAATGCCACGCAGCGGCTACAGCAGCAGTATTGCTGAACATTCCCATAGCACATATCCACGGCGGAGAGACAACTCTTGGAGCATTCGACAATGAACTAAGGAATTCTATTACAATGATGGCGCAATATCATTTTACGGCAGCGTGGCAATATGCAGCAAATATAGCAAGGATGAAAGGGCTATGTACACCTGACCACTTTAATTGCTTTTATAAAGTTAACGATATACTTGGAAATAGCCCGTGGAAATGGGAAGGCAATATTTACAACGTCGGTTCCCCTGGCTTAGACTGGCTAACCCGTGCAAAGCTACTTTCTAAGGATGAGTTGCAGCAGCGTGTATTATTTGATTTGGATGAACCGTTCATTATTGCCTGCCTGCACCCCACGACAAAGGAATTGGAACATACAAAAGAACAAATAGAAGTCTTTATGAGCGTGCTTGAACGACTTGGTGAACAAATATTGCTTATCGGCTCAAATATTGACCCTGGGAACGACATTATACATGAGCGTGTCTGCCGAAAATCATATGGCTGTAAGGAAATATTCAGAGACAGCAACCTTGACCACCTGACTTACTTGTCCCTATTGCAATACGCTGAAATGATGGTAGGCAATTCGTCAAGCGGGATCATTGAATCATCCTCGTTCAATCTACCGTCTGTAACCATTGGTAGTCGTCAGGACGGGCGAATTAAAGGGAGCAATGTGTTTACATGTCCATGCGAGACAGAAGCCATTTTGACCGCCATAGACCGCGCAAGGGAATGGAACGCACTGGTAGGCAAGTGCGACAATCCGTATGGAGATGGCAAAAGTTCAGAAAGAATTGTAAAGATATTGGAGGGAATATTGTGATTAGTTTAATTATTTTAGGAGCTATTTTTATTGTGAGTATAATAGTTTTAAGTATAGATATTAACAAAGATATGAATTCAATAGGTTTGAGCATTGCGCTAGGAATACTTATATCTATGATTATTGTATTGTTGTTATCTATTATACCGATAACAGTAGCTAATTCACTGGAAACTGTCAAAGCAGATGAGACTAGCTCAAAAGAAATTTATGCACTAAAAGACGATGGAAATTTAAGTGGTTCGTTCTTTTTAGGCTGTGGGCAAATAAACAATGATATGTATTATGTCTATCTGGTTTCAGATAATGATGGTTACAAAATTGAACAAATTTATTGCGACGATGTAACAATAGTTGAAACAAATAAGCAGCCGCGGATAATCGAATATAAAAAGAAGTATAAAAACGAATCAATAAAGCTATGGATTCCTGAACCTTTAACGTCTAAAATTGTCATTGAAATACCAAAAGGTTCAATAAAATACGATTTTAAAGTAAATTTAGAATAATTTTAATAAATTGCGAGGCACAATATGAAAACTTGCATCTTTCTAACTACCCGCTACGGCTCAAATCGCCTGCCTGGTAAGCACTTAATGAACATAAACGGTGAAACATTGACTGACATACTGATAAAAAGACTTAAACACACAAAAATACCCATCATAATGTGTACACCAGATACCCCGGAAGACAACACACACATGAAAGCCGTGGCCGATAGAAATAATATCGGCTTTTTTTCTGGAGAAAGGCAAAATATCATTAAAAGGCATCTTGATTGTGCGCAGAAATATGGAATTGAGTACATTATCCTTTCTGAGGGCGATGATTGGCTCGTATGTAGAGAAACCATCAATGCAGTCTACTACAGGGCAAATGAATTAAAGTTTCAGAAAGCCATAAGGACAGAGGGATTACCATTCGGCATGAATGTTATAGCATATCCACGTGAAAATTTGGAAAATACAGGCTTTACAGGTGATACGGGGTGGGGCGCTCACGTTACAAGGGATGCTTGCATACTTAAATTTAACTACAAACGACCATACAAATTGAGTATGGATTATGCACAAGATTTAGCAATTATGGAGGATGTTTATTTAAACTGCAAACGAAATCAATTCGTTGGCGGAATTGTTAATTACTTAGATAAGCATCCCGAAATAGCATTAATAAACCAAAATAAAATTAAAGAATATTGGGGGAACATTGAAAGGTGTGGTAAAAATGTTTAGGAAAAAACCTATTGAGTGGGATATTGACTCAAATGGTTGCTGGATAGTAAAAAGTCACTGGATAAATAGAGATGGATACCCGATGTATAGGTTTGATGGGAAAATGAACAGCATGAGCCGATATATATGGCAAGAATTATTCGGAGAAATACCTGAAAAAATAGAAATTTGCCACAAATGCGATGTTCCGAGATGTATAAACCCGGAACATTTATTTTTGGGTACACACGAAGAAAATATACGCGACATGAAGGAAAAGGGAAGAGCTGACAAAACAAAGAAAAATAAAGGGCAGTTTGTTCCAATGGCGAAACTTACAAACGAACAAGCGTACAGGATATTCACGGACAACAGGAGCGCAAAAGAAATAGCTACAGAATACAGAATTTCAGTTTCAAGCGTAAGGATGATAAAAAGAGGCAATACATGGAGAAGTGTAACTGGCAAAACACCAGTAAAGTCTAACCAAAAATCTCCAATTAGGTTAAAGCAAGAACAAATTTTTTTAATTTTGCAAGATAGCAGGCGTCACAAGACTATTGCTGCTGAATATGGCGTTTCAAGAAGTACAATAAGTACACTTAAAAGACGAAAGGCAAGATTAGAAAACGTAATATAAAGGAGCCAATAATGAAAATTACATTAGCACAGGTAAAGGATGGCAAGCAATGTATCGTTGCAACCCATCCTGTTTTTTATCCCGAAATGGTCAAACCGACATATATAAACAGCATGACGGGTTATGGATTTGAGGAAAAACGTTTTGGCAAAAAGTATAACACATATTGCATATGTTCTTTCGCCTATAGAAAAAATCACCTGTTCCCAGGATATGATGACGGCAGGACACCGGGAAGGACATTGCCATATGCCTACATAGGCGGAATGAAAACTTATGTTGTGATCTGCTATGACATTCGCTTTCCTGAATTGTTCGCACATATGAAAAAGCCTGATCTCATAATTATTCCTAGTGATTGGCCTCTTGAACGCATACACCATTGGGACGCATTGCTTAAAGCGAGAGCGATTGAAAGCAGGTGCTTTTGTGCAGGAATTAATGCAAACGGGCATAGTGCGGTATACAACTGGGACGGAAAGCGTTTAAATGATATTGATGAGGCAGAAAGGTTTATAGAGGTGGGGATATGAGATTTGTTATAATCGGCGCGTTAGGCTCAATGGGGCGGCGCAGAATCCGGAATTTAAAGGCTTTAGGACATACTGACTTAATAGGTTACGACATAGTTGACCGCAAAAAAGCAAATCCTGATTGCTGGTACACGGACATGCTGGACGAGGTCGAGTGCTTTCTTAAAAATCTAACAGATGGATATCCTGGCGTAGTAGATGCAATTATTGTATCGGTTCCTCCGCTGCAAAAGCAAAAATATATTGACCTCGGCAACAAATATCATGTGCCTGTATTCTGCGAAGCTGATGTGACTGAATATTCTGGAAATTACTACAGTTCGGCTACAATGCGGCATCATTCGGCGGTACAGAAGATAAAGGAGCTGCTTGACAATGGCACACTTGGCAAGATATACACGTTCAATTATCAAATGGGACAAAGTCTATATGACTGGCATCCCGGGGCAAACATGAAAACGTACTATGCCGCGCAGAAAGACAGTGGGGCTTGCAGGGAAATGTTCTGCTTTGAACTCTCGTGGCTCAGTTACTTGTTTGGAACGCCGATTGACGCAAAAGGAATGATTGACAAAAAGTTGAACGACCCCGACATACAAGCGGATGATGTATACAGCGCAGCGGTAAAATTTGAAGAGACAGAATGGATAGCGGCAGGACTTTGCAAAGATAAAAGTATAACCGGCACAATTCTTGTGGATATCGTTTCACGACCTGCCATTCGCGAGCTTCGCATTGTGGGCGAAAAAGGCACGCTGAAATGGAACTGGAACGACGACCATATCAAACTTGAACATCCAAGCGGAGTGATATTGCCAATATCATATGATAGAGGCAAGGCGGCTGAGGGGTATCATTCAGCGATCTGTGAGCAGATGTATCAAAACGAGTTACAGAATTTCATTAATGCAATCCAAGGCAAATCGCAGTATTTATTCAGCAAAGAGGATGAAAAGGCTGTTATGAACATGTTAAATAAAATTGAGACTTAAAGCGTAAACCAATTTCAGCAGCTTAACAGGCTGCTTTTTTAATGCCAATTTTCAAAGATAGAGAGTGAGAAAGAAAAACAGAGAGGGATGATAGTATGATAGTTAAATACAAGATAGACAATATTTGGTGTTATGCAGATAACGTGAGTTTGACGGCAACAAAGAATATTGACACGGAAACGCTTATAGAAAAATTTGACAACGATGTACACGAAGGTAAAAGAATTGATGTTTGCAGTTACGAGCCTAATTCAACGACTTTGCTGCCAATGAACACCATAGCCTCAAACAAAGTTTTTATAATGGCGACAGAAGATAAGGAAGAATGGCCGGAATACGATGATGGAGACAAATGCCATTGCGTAAACTTGATTGATGGAACCAGAGTGATCGAAAATTTTCCCGCATCAATAGTACTGATTTACCATGATTATTTTAATAACTCAGAAAATTTTAAAATCACAACTCTTGTTACCAATCAAACTGTTTACTTGATGAACGACAAAGGGCAGACCATTGAAAGATTAGTCTAATTTAAACAACTCTCTATCTTTGATTTAATTTTAAGGAGATTTTATGCGAAAAAAGCCATATACCCAAATAGGCATAAGGCGGCTTAGATGTTTCCGGTGTGGCGGTAAAACACAGGAACAATGGCAAATATGCGCCGATGGCAACATTTACAGGCCGATATGTTTAAAATGTGGCATTGAACTGAATGAAATGGTTCTAAAATGGATGGGCTTTCCTGACTGGAAAGAAAAGTTTGAAAAGTATAAGAAAAATATGAAATTTATGGAGGAACTATGAAACATTACGCTACATATAGCCGCTCACAAGATTGCTTCCCTGCAAACTGTCCTGATACGTTCGTTAAAGGTTCCGGCTGCCATGTAACTGCGGATGATGGCAGAGAGTTCATTGATTGGGGTATGGCTTTAAGAAGTGTTATTTTGGGCTACTGCAATCCAGTAGTGGATGAAGCGGTAAAGAAGGCCATAGACAAAGGTGTATGCTTTACACGGTCTAACCCATATGAAGGGGAACTGCGGGAAATTATAACGCAGGAACTGAAACTCGGCGAAATGTGTAAGTTTGGTAAGAACGGGAGTGATGCAACTCATGCTGCTTGTAAACTCGCCAGAGCTTATACAGGTAGAAATATTGTACTTATTGCGGAAGAAAATCCATTCATCTCTACAGCAGACTTTTTTATTGGTTCAACGATTGTTGATGGCGGTATACCATTTGATGAAAATGAAACGGTAAGAAAATATTCATACAATGCATTGGTAAACATAACCCATCCAAATAGTAAGTGTTTTGGGCACAATGGAAAAGCCGAAATTACAGAGCTTGAATGGATGTGCGATGCCTTTAAACCCGCTGCTATCATTCTTGACCCCGCTACGGTAGACATAACTCGCGAAAAACTACAATATATCCGTGACCTATGCGACAAATACGGTATTATATTCATACTCGATGAGACAATATCGGGATTCAGATACGATATAAGAGGCGTACAGGGCTTATATGGCGTCAAACCTGATCTGGCGTGTTACGGCAAGGGCATGGCGAACGGTTACGCGGTGAGCTGTCTGGCGGGCAGGAAAGAGCTATTTGATTTAGGATTACGTGATAAAGGAAATGTATTTCTTTTATCCGGGACTTATTTTTCAAATACAACCGATTTATCGGCGGCAATAGCTACTATAAGGGAATTACATGATAATAATGTAGTTAACCATATATGGGCAGTGGGGCGAAGATTCGCAGAAATGTTAAAAACTGCAATATATGACGCTGGAATGGATAAATATATGCAGGTCAATGACTTCATGCCATGTAATCCGTCAATTGCGTATGCGACCTACGACGATAATATAAAACCACTGGAGATAAAAACATTATTCGATCAATTTTTAATCGAACAAGGTATTTTGATGCCGTACGTATCAATTAGTTTTTCGCATGGCGCAAATGAGGTTAACGCAACTATAGAAGCAGTTCATAAAGCCTTAATTGTATGTAAAAAAGCCATAGACAGCGGGAGTGTAAGGGATTTATTACAAGGCGGACACTGTGAAGCGCCAGTTTTTAGAAGAACATGAGTGGGGGTGTGTCAATGACAACCGACCAAATAGAAAACATCTTAAGATATCATAACCAAAACGGTTTCCGAAATGATTTAAAAATGATATTAGGCAGAATTTCAGACCTTAAAGAAAGGCAATCTGAAATATCTGCCGTTAATTTTAGAGTGGCGGTTCCGGCTAATCATAGCAATGTGTCAAGTGTAGAGGTTTATGTCGTACGAAATGCCACGATAACTGAAATGGAGATCGAAACGCGGGAACTTGAGCGCTTTATTGAAAAATTAAACAGCGCAATGTCAAGTTTATTGCCAAATGAGCAAAGTGTTGTGCTGTCAAGGTATTTCACAAAAGATGGCAGCGTAAAAGAATTTAAAAACGTCTCAATAGAATGTAACTATAGCGAGGATTGGTGCAAGGAATTGAACAAACGAGCGCTTGAACATATTAAAACTTTCTTGTCGGGGTATAAAATTGAGTGGCAGACTTTAAGGTAACCCACTTTTAGTCCACTTCATATAAGGAAATACGGTATATACTGTAAATATGGCAATTCTCCTTTTTAATATTTGTAGCAGTAAGGTTGTTTTAAACGAGCAACCTTATTTTTTTATGCCTAAAATTGGGGTGAAATAGTGGATGATCTGAAAAAATTAATGACTGGCACTAAATTATACTTCAAAACATGCTTGAAAATACGAGACAGAGAAACAAGCACAATTAAGCCGTTTACAACTAATAAAAGTCAAGACAGGCTTGTAAAAATAGTAGAGGATTGGAAAGAACAATACCCCGATGAAAATACAAGGCCTACACTATATGTAATAATATGTAAAAGCAGAAAGCAGGGCTTTAGTACATGTACTGAGGCTATTTTTTTTAAGGAGTTGCATTTTAGTTTAGGCAAGGTTGCAATGATAGTCAGCTTTGATGCAGATTCAGCAACGACTATCAACAACATGTCGGATTTATTTTATCAGGAATTACCGCAGTTTTTAAAACCGGCTAAGCGGTCAAGTTTAAGTAAAGGATTGTTACTTGAAAATCCGCGATTTGACCCATCAAAACCAATTACGCCAAGCAACGACCCTGGACTACAATGTAAGTTCTTAATTGAAACGGCAGATAACAAAAACGCAGGTTCTTCTTACACGATAAACTACTTGCATTTGAGCGAGATCGCCAAATGGCCGGGAAACATTAAAGAAACAATGACATCGCTACTTAACTCTGTTCCGCAAACAAACAGCATTGTCATATGTGAAAGCACTTCTAAAGGCATGAACTACTTTAAAAGCTTGTGGGACGATGCCGTATTAGGGAAAAACAGTTATATTCCATTGTTTGTACCGTGGTTTGACGATGAAGGTTACAGGATGCCTTATACAGGGTTTGAATTAAACGAAGAAGAACTACGTATCAAGGAAGAATATAACCTTGACAACGACCAGCTAGAATGGCGCAGATGGGCGATAAAAAACAAATGTTCAGGTGATTTAGACCAATTTCACCAAGAGTATCCGGCGTGTCCAGAAGAAAGCTTCCTTTCATCAGGCAGACCAGTATTTGGCATAACAAAGGTTACAAGACGATTGGAATTATTATCAAAACAGTATAAAGAAAACCCGCCTGATGTTGGATATATCGAAGTGCAAAATGGAAGATATGTTTTTGTACCAGATAAAAATGGCACATTGATTATTTATGAACACCCCAAACCTAATATTCCGTATGTTATCGGCGCAGATGTAGCAGAAGGAATTAGAGGCGGCGACTATAGTGTCAATCAGGTTTGCGACAACACTACAGGAAATCAAGTTGCATCACAAAGATTGCATACTGAACCAGATAGATTTGCAGAAGAACAGATAAAACTTGCGAAATATTACAATAATGCATTAGTCGCTACAGAAGCTAATAATCATGGACTCACGTCAATAAAACATATGCAATATTTGGGGTACTACAACCAGTATAAGCGCGAGACATACGACGAAATTTCAGGTTCCAAGCAACAAAAATTTGGATTTCTGACAACAACATCGACAAGGCCGAAACTGATAGACAAGGCAAGAGCAATAGTGCGTGATGAAATCTTTTTAGTAAACGACCTTGCCACATTACAAGAAATGCAGACATTCATTTATGCACACAGCGGCAAAGAAGAAGCTGAACAAGGGTTTCATGATGATTGCGTCCTTTCCTTCGCCATTATGCATGAAGCCCGCACACAACAACGCGCCTATACTCGCGAACAGCCGCAGCAATGGGACAACACAAAGTATACTCACCCAAGCGTATTGATAGATTCAACACAAAACCCACAGCTGAAACGATATTATCAAAAGAAATTTGGGAGGAAATGAAATGGATTTTGAGAACACATCAACACCTGAGATTCGCATGGCTCCAACCGTAAAACCGATAAAAGATATTCCAAAACGTCCCGAGACAAAACGAAAGCCAATGTGCAAGATGTCAAAAGATGAACTTATGGAATTTTCTGCTGAAAGATTAATCGGCCTAATGGCAACTTTTGATGAAAAAATGTACAGAACAGATACCGCCTATAAAAACCAGTTTGATATTGAATTTATGTATGGCGTTGCAGCTTACGCTATGCTTGGGTATCGAGACGTGGGTTTTCCTGTTGAAGAATTTCTTGAAAAGTACGGCAATGCCATAAAGAGCGTTCAAATCAAACAAAAAATATTGGGATGATGATAAATGGATATATTGAAGCCCTTCAAATCCCTTGTAGACAGGGGGAAAAAGAAAATGCAGGAAATTAAAAATATGGACGAAATGCTCAAAGAAGCGACTACATTAATGGAAGAATACGAAGCCGCCGACAAAGAGAAACAACCGTGGAATGAAAAGTTTGACCGCGAAGAAAAGATTTATGTCGGTGATAGGACATTCGGAAATACGTATTCTGCTTCTGCTTCTGATGATGCGCGTACACCTATTAGAATATCACAGTCCATTATAGAAGCGCAGATTGACCTTAACATTCCCGAAGCCGTGTTTAAACCAATAGCGGAAGATGATGAGGCGGCGGTAAGAAAACTACAGGCCGAGGCAGATTATACGATACGCAACAGCGACCTTGACGAAGTGAATTCATCCGCTGAGAGAGTTGTTAAAAAACACGGCATAACATGCTATAAAGTTCTGTGGAATTTCAATTATCAAGGGCCCGGATTTAGAGGACGCCCTGAGATTATTGAAGTTCACCCAAAAAATATAGCATGGGCGGCTGGAAGTGTTGACAAAAATAAATGCAGGTGCATGTATCACGTTGAAAACGAGACTTTGCAGGATTGCATTAAAAAGTATGGTGATATAGCAAAGAAACTACCAGAATACGGTTTATGCGCCGACATAAAGTACGATACAGTTGGTGATGGAAACGGCTCAAACGTCAAGAATACAAACGATGTAAATGCGCAGGTTGACCTGTTTTCTGAGCAGATGAACCACCCATTAACAAAGTATGCCGTTGTTGAAAAATGGTATCTCGATGATGACGATGAACTGTGTCTAACGGTATTCAGTGACAAACTAATACTTTTAAAGAAACCAAAATATTATCACCGGCGCAAGTATGACCCTGGAAAAGAGGAATTTGAACTTGATGAAAAAGGCAACGAAGCTTTATTAGATTCTGAAACTGTTGAGGAAGATTACGGATATGACGAGGAATACAATGACGAAAATGGTGAGACAAAGAAAGTAAGCATTGTGAAAATACCTAAAGGAACTAAAATTCCCTATTATTATCCGAAAGGCCCTAAGTCCATTCCTATAGTTATACAGAATAACATCCCACGGTCAAAGTCAATTGTAGGCATATCTGACATTGAAAGAACTGCCGATTTTGAACAGACTATGAAAAAGATGGTTTACAAGCACGAAGAAAAGATTCTCAAAGGAACAACTAAAATTCTATATAATAAACAGAGGGAAGAAGAGGCAAGCCAATTACTTGACAACGATGATTTGACAATTATTCCTGTAAATGACGTAAACGACTTTAAGGCTGTTGACTTTAAAGACAATGGGCGAGAAGCATTAGAATTTTATTCGTTCATATCGGATCAACTCCAGTACATGATAGGCATTACATCGGTATGGCAGGGTATAAACAAAGGCGAGTCCCAGTCCGGTAAAATGACCGATTCGCTTATTAACCAAACAGCTGAAAAAATCGGCATTAAAGCTAATGAAAAAAATATCGCTTACAAGAGAATTTATCAATTACTGTGCGATCATATACTATGCTTCTCAGACGGCGACAGACCGTACAGGATAGATAGCAAATTGAAACCTGAATACGGAACGTTTAACAAATTAGACATGGTAAAAATGACTGGTAATACGCCTACTTGGAGCGGGTGGGATATTGAAATTTCCGCTGAACCTGCTATGAACAAAAATAGACCTGTAATGATTGAACAAATTAAAGAGCTTGCAAACAGTGGGTACATGGAACCAACTGAAAAGAATCTGTTAGTGTGGAAACTTATGTCCAAATTGAATTTTCCATACGCCGATACAATTTTACAAGCTTTGCAGGAACAATTTGACCAGCAAATGGCAATTCAGCAACAGCAGGAGCAGGCGCAGACGCAAGTTCAAAATAGTCCACAAGGGCAGATGCTTAACTCAATAGCACAGAAAATTGGAGGGGCAAATGTCGGGTAAAAATATTCTCATAATAGGTGGGACAGGAACGTTAGGGCAAACTGTACTTGAAAATTTGCTTATTCAAGACATTAATTCTGTGCGAGTATACGCAAGGCATGAACATTCCATGCACTTACTAAGACAAAAGTACGGCGAACATCCTAAGATTCGCTACATAATAGGTGACATACGAGATAAGGAAAGATTAAGCAGGGCGATGGAAAACATTGATACCTGCTTTAATTTTGCCGCCTTAAAACATGTTTGGTCGTGCGAACAGCAACCGTTTGAGTGCCTTAAAACTAACGTAATAGGCGTACAAAATGCAATAGACTGTGCCATTGAACATAATATTGAAACCTTTATTCAGATGTCAACTGATAAGGCAGTAAGCCCCATGAATGTCTACGGATGCAGTAAGGCAATGGCTGAACATCTTGTATTGAATGCGCAAAATTATCGGGGCGATAACCGGACACGCTTTATTGTAGTCAGAAGTGGAAATATTCTTGGTTCAAATGGTTCCGTTCTGGAGATATGGAAGTCTCAAAAGGAGCAAGGTTTACCTTTAACAGTAACCGACATTAACGCCACGCGATACGCAGCGCCAAAAGAAAACATAGCAAGGGCTATCTTAAACATAGCAGAGAGTGATTTGAACGGGCTTATTGTGTTGAGTATGAAAGAATATTCAATTAAGGAATTATTGGCTGGATTTGGCGACTGTGACGTTGTACAGACAGGATTGAAGCCTTTTGAGAAACTGCATGAGGAACTTTACCGCGAAGGTGAGGTTTTTACAACCTGGGAGGTGGAGTAAATGAAAGTAAGCACTATGGAAAAATCATACCAAGCCGAAGATGATATGCGCACATTGAAACGTGCGGAAGAAATACGCAGGGATACCAAAAGAATGTCCGCTGCACAGGAATGCGCTAAGAAGGAGATTGAAACTACAAAAACAGTTATGCGGATGAAGCCTAAAAAGGGGAAGTGATTCTGATGAATAAAGCAACTTTCACGCAACCGGGCGGCGGCAGCAAAACTCGCAGCCTTACAAAGATACGCTATCATCCAGGTGTAAGTACCCGCTACATAAGGGATATGCTTGCATCGCAAAAAGTACAGGATTCCAAAACTGTAACGGAAGCAGAGGAAGAATTAATGATGAATCAAATATGGAATGCAGATTACAGAGATAGGAGGTGATATATATGAAAAAGACAATGCCTAACAAAGCTACCTTTTCTTTCGGTAGCGCAGGTGGTGACAGACAAGCTTCTACGCAAAAAATCCAGAAAGGAACTGATTTGAGGGCTAAACCTTGTAGCAACATGGGTAAAAGCAAGCAAAATGGTTAGTTTTAACTAGCCGTACGCGCCAATAGGGCGCTTTTTTAATGTAAAAATTTAACCGTGAGAATCGGGCGAAAAACTCATTTGGAGGCAATTATGTTATTTAATAAATATTTTCCTACACCGTTGATGGAAGAACTTGACGCAAGTGGCGGAGCCACAGGGGAAGTAGTCGCCCCCGACAATACGGATACCGCAGGAATAGGCGAAACAACGGGAACAGCCGACCCGATACCTGACGGTAACAAACCTGATGCAGCATGGGCAGAAATGCGAAGAAAGGCCAAACTTGCAGATGATCTTTTAAAAGAAAATGAAGGTTATAAAACAAAGTTTGACAAGCTTGCTAAAAAAGCATTACCGGATGGGTTCTCAACTGTTGATGACTACCTTGACTACCTTGAAAGCATAGGCGCTGAAACGCCTGAGACAACGCCTGAAACAAAACCTGCTATTGATGAAAAAACAATAAGCGCAATCATCAACAAACAGATTGATGCAAAGGTGAACGAGCACCCATTGATTAAGGCGGCGCAGAAGGAAAAACAAGACAGGTTTCTTGTCAACAGCTTCAAGGAAGCGCAAAAGGTATTTCCTGACATTCAAAAAGCCGAGGACATACCCAAAGAGGTATGGATGGCTTGGGATGAAGGCAAAAGCAAACGTACACTGCTTAGCCATTTGAAAGAGTCCAGGTATGACGTAGACATTGAAAACGCCAGGAAAACCGGAGCAAATCAGGCAAAAGCCACGGTAATGAGTACGGCACATACTGCACAGGTGAATGGCGCAAATACACCCGCAGAATACGACAATATTACTGTGCCTGATGTAATTAAAAAGAACATGGAATTAATGGGAATCAAAGACCCCATGAAACAAAAAATGTACTACGCAAAACATAAAAGATAACGGGAAAACCTCCCGTTATTTTGTTGGGAGGGATTAACTATGTTTGAATTCGCAAAATTTGTACAGGGTGAAGGAAACAGCCTTTATGATGAAAAAAGGCTTCCTGCGCTCAGCGGATACGTGTTATACAATGGTCAGGCTCTGAAAGTTACAGGCGGTGCCTTGTGCTATGCAGACAGTGCTGACACAGTATACGCAATATCCAAAGTATCAGCCGCCTCATCTGTAGTAACGGCGAGTTACTATCCGACAGTAATACCTGTCAATGACAATCAGGTGTGGAAAACTACACCATCCACAGCCATAACAGCCGCAACAGTGGCAGGAGCCAAGGTTAATATTGGTACCGCTTCTGTCGGAACAAGTGTTAATGGCGCAGTGGCAGCAGGAACAGGGCTATTGGTTTACAAGGTTGCAACGGCGGATTCTCCGACCAGTTCAATCTATGTAATCTTTGCCCCTGCAATATAAGGGGGTGGCATGAATGATTACTTATACCGTAACAGAATTTAACAAACTTGTCGGTCAGTATGAAACGCCTATAATGGCGTTCATGGAAGAAATAGGCGCAGCAAAAGCTGATCAAGGTATCATAAGTGAACTGTTTGAAAGAAGGGACGTTAACGAACCTTCCGTTTCTATTCTCGGTACAAGCGCAAGAGGCGATCTGAAACAGATGCATGGCACAAGAAACTATTCAGACATTGACGAGTATTTTGCAAAGACTTGTGAATTTACTGAATTTTCCGACACCGCATCATTTGGCAGAAAGTTCCTTGACGACAACAAACTCCTGTCCATGCAGACAGCAGGCAAATCACTGATGGAATCCGCATACAGAACGCAAGAAAACTTTGCAGCAGCAGTATTCACAAACTGCGACCAAAGTTCATTTACTAAAGACGGTGACACATACACATGGACACTAGGTGCAGACGGTGTTTCATTTGTTAATGACACCCATGTCAGCAAGAGCGGCAAAAATACAGCATATCTTGACAACAAAACTCTCAATGCGCTTGACGGTGACAACCTTGATTCTGCAATTGTAACTATGTCGGACTTTACAGACGACACAGGGAATGATGGCAGTTATTTCGGTGATACTCTGCTTTGCGGCATGGGCAACGCCAAAACAGCACTTGAACTTGCCAACAGCGACAAAAAGCCTAAGGTTGCCAACAACGAGTACAACATCTATGAGGGCATGTTTAAGGTTATTGTGTGGAAGAAGCTTAAAAGGCAATCAGGTATGACAGGTTATCCATGGCACTGGATTGACAGCGTCGCGGCAAAAGAAAACCTGTATTTCCTTGACAGGGTAAAACCCGAAACTACCAGTCACAGCAACTTTGAAACAATGTCATGGGCGATCGGTGTATATGCAAGATTTGGAATATGCGTATATGACTGGAAATTTCTGGTTGGCAACATACCTGCCTAAAGTCAAGGGTTACAAGGTATTGCTAAATAATATTAGCATAATATATATATACAAACCAACACAAATATGGTACAATAAAAGTATCATATTTGTGGAGGTATAAAATGTATAAAATTGTGTGCCCTGTTTGTAAAGGTTTGTTTATGTCAGCAACATTAAAGCGGTTTTGCAGTAATGCTTGCAAAACAAATGGAACAAAATATGAAAAAAAGAATATTGCAAAGTGTATACAGTGTGATAGCTATTTTGTTCAAGAAAGGAATACGGCTCGGTACTGCTCAACCAAATGCCTGTACATAGCGCGTAATGGTGTGGACTCTCCGAAGTATACTAAGAAATGCAAGTCTTGTGACAATGAATTTACTACCAACAGAAAGGACAGAGTGTTTTGCTGCGAGGAATGCAGGAGAAGGTATATTTATTTTACCAACAAAGAGGTTGTAAGAGAAAAAAGGAAAAAATACTATTACGCAAATGCAGACAAGGCAAAAGAAAGCTCAAGACAGTGGCGAATCAAAAACAGAGAGAAATTTCTTAAATCTCAGAGCGCAAGCCACGACTATATCAGGTTTGATGGCAACAGAGAAGCGGTGCTAAATAGAGACAACTACCAATGCGTAAAATGTGGTTCAAAAGAGCGTCTAAATGTTCACCATAAAGATTTTAGCGGACAAACAGACACGCCGAACCATCAGCTTGATAACCTTGAAACGCTGTGTGACACTTGCCATATTGATGTTCATAAAATTCGTGGCGATAGGAGTGTTGTAACAACAATTTGTCAATATTGTGGAACTAGTTTTGAAGCGTGGGCGTGTAAATTACGAGAAGGACGTAACAAATATTGCAGTGAGGCTTGCAAGTTGGCCAAAATGTCTCAGCCTAAAGCAAGCTTTACAGTAAATTGTCTTGTATGCGGCAAAGAATTTCAAACTACTGAACACAAACAATCCCTTGGCAAAGGCAAATATTGTGGTAGAGAGTGCTACCAAAAGGCGCAGATAGGTACACACAAAAACAAACCCAAAACGAAACAAATTCCAACAACATGCTTGACTTGCGGCAAGGAATTTATGACTACCCAATACTATCTTGATAATGGCAGAGACAAATACTGTTCAAAGAAATGCAGTAACATAGGTATGAGGATGAAACCTAAACGTGAAAATATACCACATCCGTCCCGCGTTTATGTTAACTGCAAAATTTGCGGCAAAGAGTTTCATGTGGTCAAGTCTGAGATAGAAAAGGGCAGAGGAAAATATTGCAGTCGAGAATGTTACAATATCGCAAGAAATAAACCAAGCGCCTGAAATGGCGCTTTTCATTTGGAGGTGAAAATAAATGAGCACAGATACAACAAGAGTATCGTCATATGTCCGCGCAGAAGGATTTTATGATTCAGCCGGTACAATGTATCAATACGCTTCTGCTGTTAACAACCTTGTATCAGGATTGACTGCAAGCGCAAATTACACAGCTATGAATAGGGTGTTTTCAGGACTTACCGCAAGTTGCGTGGCTACGCAAATCAACAATCTATTCAGCGGCCTTGCTTCAACCGTATCCGCTGGAATGATAACCGGATATACGTTAAGAGCTGCAACAGCGGACGCAGCAACTACAGCTTTGGCGGCGACAACATCTTTGGCGGCAGCTTCCGCAAGTTACGCAGCAAGCGCAGGAACGCTAAGTGGTGTATCGGCTACGCCAGCACAACTTAATACGCTTTTGTACGGCACTAAATATAAGGTGGCATTTGGTTCAACCGTGGCAACTGATGCTGTGGTAATGACTTCTGTTACAAATTGCGGACTATCAACAGCTTTGTATGTGTTTGTAAATCCGCAGGTAACAGGGATAATAGCTGCCGGACTTGCTACACAGACAGGCGTAAAATGGAATATAGTCAACTCGACAGGTGTGGCAACCCAAGCAACTTGTGACTATATGATCGTGGGCAACGCTTAGAAAACAGGCGGCTTAAAAACCGCCTTATTCTTTTGGAGGTATTATGTATAATATTGACAAATCAAGGTGTATCGGCGATACAGCCAACATGCTTTTATCAAATATATCCGAACAGCTGCAAGAAATAACCGTGCTTCTGAAACCGCAGGAGGTCAAGGAAGAGGTCAAAGAAATAAGCGAAGCCAAACTATACACGTGCAAGAAGTGCGGCAAAACAAGCGATTTAAAGGGCGATTTAAACACACCACAAAGGTTAGCGATTCATTCAAGATTTTGTAAGGGGGTATAATCATGGCTCAGATATTTAAAGAAGACGGATATTCATTTAACACAGTAACCTCAATGACAGTTTCTACAGTAGCAACAACATTCCCGTATAACGGCACATTTCATTTGCACAACGCAGGAACCGGAACAATTTACATGGGCATAGCCTCAACATTGGGATCTGGAACCGGAAGCTGGGATATTGGCACAGGTGAAAAGATGGGGCCGCTACATTTGACCACAGGCATTTGGTTTATAGCAAGTGCAGCACAGACAATGAAATATCTTCAAGTCATACTGTAGGGAAGTGATTTTATGGGAATTCAAACTACATATAATTGGGGCAAGACTAATGCAGACTTGGCAGATATGTCGAATAAACTTATGCCATATAACACCGTTATCCAAGACGGAATTTTACTTGATGATTTTTCATCCCTTTCTGGATGGGCAGATGCAAGCAAGTTATCTCTTGACACATTAGATGGAGAAGTTTGTACTAAATTTACTGAAACCACAGTAGCAGCATTGACTTCTTTGGATAAAACAATCAATTGGGATTTAAAAACCATGGGATCTATAAGTTTGTGGTTTTCGTGTAACACAGATACTCTATCTTCTTTTAGAATATATCTTAGCTCTGACGCAGCGTTTTCAACGTCATACAACATAATTTTTAATTCTACTACAGGTTATGATTTAAAGAACGGTCTAAACCACATCAAAATACCACGTACAGCATTTACGAACTCAGGAACACCAGATAATTTTATTAATCCTATGATTAGGATTAGATTCAACATACAGTCGAAAGCGGGGCAAACTGCAACAGTATATCTTAAAAAGGTTGAATACAATCAGAAGTCATTACCTTTTGTAATAATTGATTTTGATGATGGTTACGAGGAAGTATACAATAATCTTTTTGCTTATGCTTCTGGCAAAGGTATAAAAATGGCTGTAAACATAGTGTCTGATGTAATTGGCAGTGCTGGACGCTTTACTACCACAATGCTTGACGCTATGTATGATGCTGGATGGGATATATGTCCTCATGCGAAAGCATCAGCAGATTACACAACTTTGACTACCGCTGATTTAATTACCGATGCAACTACAGTAAGAGATTATATTTTAGGTAGAGGATATGTTAGAAGCGCATACCATTGGGCTTATCCAAATGGTGTGACCAATGATACAATAATATCTACATTGCAAGGATTAGGAGTCTTATCTGGTAGATTATACGGTACGCAAGGCACAATTGCATCTCCTGTGGATCAATTTATGCGTATGCATTCATATCCACTTATGAATACTACAACATCTGATGAACTTATTGCTGTAGTCAAGCGTGCAATGAATTATGGTGGATATGGAATACGATTTACAGGACACAAAGTTGTAGAAACTCCTGCATCCGGTTTACAGGTTGCAACGGCAGTAATGACAGCATTTATTGATTGGTTGGTGGTTAATCGAATTATGGTTATAACGCCAACGGAATATTATAATATATATAGCAATGGAAAAATTATTACTGGCATACGTTAGTTCGCGCTCGGATTAAAATTTGCAATAAAGGATGTGATACTATGGCGTACACGCTTCAAAAAATTCGCGATATGACCTACAAGTTAATAAACGAATTCAGCACAGTCAGTGCTAACATAGATTTATCGGTAACTTATAGAGTGGATGAATCAATTGATTTATGCTATCAAGAACTTGCACAAAAGGACAAAATAGCTTCGTGCGTTGTAATATCACAATTTCCAATAGAAAACATGCTTGGCGAAACATTCTCCTATGATACCCATACAACGACATCCGTGTCTTATACAGCGGCGTCCGCTTATGCATATTATTATGAAGCAGATGGGCCTCATAGTGTTGATATATTGGAAGGTTCAAGCACAACAACCATGACAACCCTATCGACAGTAACTGTATCAGCAGCAAGCACTTTTACAGTATATAGGAATTTTGTCACAGCGGTAACGTCGTCGGACTACATTAAACTGAATTTCTATGGCGATCAGGAATACAGAGTGAGAAACGTGGCTTTTTATCCCTATACATTCGGCAATTCTACCGCTGCAATTCCGGCCTTTAAACCTTACGCAGAGTATAGTCTACCTTCTGATTACAGCGATATAAAAAAGGTGAGATATCATTCAAACGGCGATTATGGGAATTTGACTGACTACAGGATTGACGGCGGCAAGCTTTTGATAAGCAGAGGATATTCTGCGGAATTTTTCCTTGACTACTGGATAATCCCGCCTGCTTTGACAAGTTCAACGGATACATTTTTGATAAAGGATAGAACGGCTTTAATTATACCTTATGGAGTAGCTGGGGATATCCTTATTGGTAATGGAATAAACGTAGGACAAGGGCAGACATTTAAAACCGAATACGAAAAGAAACGCGATTCAATAGATACTTCGACAGAACACGGCAAACAGACAATAGGCAATGTGAAGGGGTGGTGATAACATGCCACTGCAAGAATACCCGATAACGGCGTTTATAGGTGGACTTAATGTCACAAAACCACCAACGGACATAAATGATGACCAAAGTCCCGACTGTGAAAACATAGTCAATAACGAACTATACGGTATAAATTCAAGATACGGATATACAAAGTACTACGCAACCGCACTTGGAACAGCAAACGTAAATTCGTTATTTGTTTACAACTCATTCAGTTCGTCAGACTTTATTTACGCTGTCGGAACCTCGCTTAAAATCGATTTGGCCGGTTCGGCTTCAACCATATACTCAGGCATGGTATCCGGCAAAGTTAGAGCGTTTGAAATGAACGGCTATATATACGCTCTCGATGGTTCGGGATATATAGAGTACAACGGTGCAACAGCTTCCACAGTATCTGGATACATACCGACTTACTATGCAGACAAGAATCCTGATGGTACGGGTGGCGGACAGATAGACGAACTTAATTATATCCAATCTGGATTCAAAGAAACCTTTTCCGGCAATGCCACGGCTACAACGTTCTACATGTCGTTTGGGAGCCTTACAACAGGAAATAATGTAGTTGTAGTGGATAACGCAACTTTAACCTCTGGCGCGGCTACAGCTGGCTTTAACGTCAACTATACAAGCGGATACTTTACCCTGACCACTGCGGCAGTCTCTGGTATAGGAAATGTGGAGATAACAACATATAAGCCTGTTTTGGCTGCAACATGCATAACAAACTGTACGTTCTGCGAGACATACGGCGAAGGTAACGACACCAATGCTTATTTGAGCGGAAATCCATCTTTCCCGGCAAGAGTGCTTTGGTCTGACACCTTGGATCCTACTTATTTTCCTGCAACGTCTTATGCTGATGTAGGTGTAAAAAACGACAAAATGATGGGATTTTTAAAGACTGCCAATACACTTCAACTGTGGAAATATCGTTCAATTCACGGTTTGATTGGTGCGCCTCCGAATAATTCCATTACAGAAATGTACGATGGTGAGGGATTGATTGCAACTGACACGTTAAAACTGGTTGACGGTATCCCTACAGGATTAAGTCAAAGGGGAGTTGTCCAGTTAAAGTCAGAGGGGGACGGGTACAAGCTTGACCTTATAAGCGAGGACATAAACGGCTTTACCGGTATCCGAGAGGGACTTATGACTGAAACTTCAACAGCAAGAGAAAGTGCATTCGCGATTGTCCATGATAAAAAATACTGGCTCCATGTAAACGACCAAATTTTTATCCTGCAATACAATCTTATTCACCAAAGCAACGGAAGAACGGTTTACCCATGGCTTAAATGGACTCTAGCGCATGAACCAATCTGCTTTAATGTCAAGGACGGATACATGTATTTCGGCGGTGCAGGGAATCTTTACAAATTTGACCCATCCGCAGTAAGCGACGATGGCGCGGCTATTGATGCGTATTGGTATTCAAAGAAAATGAATCCTGGGCAAAGCTATGATTTGATTAAACTGTTCACGCATTTATACTTTGAATTCCGCTCAATGTTCGGCAACGCTACAATAGCAATATCTGTATACATAAATGACATAGAGGGTTCAACAGGAGCGGCATCGTATGAATTGGGCGGTGTATGGCTGCCTGACGCTTTTGACCCGAACGCATTTGCGCCGAATAAGGCCACATACTCCAACTTTGCTAAAAGGGTTCCGATTAATTTAAAAGGTAAGTATTTTCAGTACAAAGTACGATGTAACACATTGAATCAAGGTTTTACCTTGCTGAACAGTAAACTACATTACGCGATAGATCGGCGGGTGATATAGGTGGTTGACAGGACAGATAGGTATATTAGACCAAGAGGATATTACGACAATAAAGGGAATTTGCTGGATATAGGCTTTGACGTAATAAATGAATGGTTGACGAGCAAGACAAATAAGACGGAGTTTGACGAACATACGGCTACAAATGTGACTGATAGCGGCGGTGTGCATGGAGTAGAGATAACAAGCGGCACATTTGCTCCTACGATTCGCGGGAGCACAACAGCTGGAACAAATACTTATTCTGTGCAAGATGGGAACTACTACTGCATAGGCAAACTGTGCCATATAGATATTAGAATAACACTTTCTGCTAAAGATGCGGCAATGGCTGGCAATATAACTATTAACACTTTGCCATTTGCATCAAAAAACAACATAAACAGGCGTACTGCATTAACAATAGGAATGCTGTCAGATGCTGTTCTCTCTGGCACAAGACCATATATAAAAGCTTTAATAACGCCAAATACAACCGCGATAAGCTTATGGCAAGATGGCGACAACATTACTGGTGGATGGGTGCAGCATACAAACATAACAAATGCGACCTCTATTGTTGTTGGTGGCGCTTACGAGATTGAGTAAAAATAATTTATGTATTTAGCAAAATACAGTAGTGAACATATAGCCATGTCAAGATGATAGTATGAAGATTGTGTAAAATTAAAGAGGTGATTTTATGATTAGTGCAGCGGCAGTATCAACAGTGACATTAACACTATCAGGGACAAATCCTTGGACGGTGTTTGATTCAAGTAATTTAGCCACAGGCGGGAATTTACAGTGCAATTTTAATGATATAGCCTCCCAATTAGATGGTTTATACAAGCCTTTACTAAACAGTGCAGTAAATGAAATGAATTTAGTTGAAGGTGCAAGTGGCGCAAGATATGTTGGCATGAGTGGAATAGTTGGCTTTGGCACAGGCTCAACCGTGTTTTCTGCTTTGTATTCGCTTAGTACGGCAGTATCGGCTATAAACATATCGGCTGCTTATGCAGGTTCAGCAGGAACATTGAGCGGGTATAGTGGCATAATGACTACAAC